ATGGCTTTCGCCATTGGTCTCCAGGGTGGGTAGGAGCCATCGTAATGATCACTCCTATCTGGCCCTGCCCCTCCTCCACTTACCTCCCTAGTCTATCCATTGGAATGCCCCCCTTATCCCTAAGGGGGGGCTACGCCCTTTAAGGGCAGCCCTAATGGGTCGACCGGGGAGCCCCCGGCTTCCTACCGGGGGCGGGTGGTATGTGGTGAGAGGAGCAGTGTCAGAACCATCCTGAAGTCCCGGACGGGTTGCTAACCCGCACTCCGAGCCCCCTTGGGGGGTGGGTGGAAATAGGAAGGGGTCATTGATCATCCCCGTCGGGTCATACCCGTTGCGGTTACTGATCTATCCCTTCCTCTCCACCCCCCTAAGGACCAGGGGGTGGCCACTTGGAGGGTGAGGTTATGCCTGTCCGGATCCACCGTCGTAAGGTAGCGGTGGCCTCGTGGGTTTCCACGGGGATAGAGTTCTCTTAGAGTCTCGCCCACGATCAGTTAATCAGGAACCTGATGACAAAAGCCTCCCAGCAATGGAAACACAATCTCGCAAAATTCGTTAGACCTATGTTTAGGGAAAAGGTCCTTAAACCTTATCGCCGCGCCATGTACAGACTCCGTGGAGCTGTATATAGGACGTTCGACAGGGCAGACCTTCCCCAAACTAGGGTCACGAAGTCTACGAGACGTGTCCATCGCCGGTGGGCCCTAGTCCTCCGTTTCCTGACCTGGTCGGGAGGGAATTACTTCCCTCTAGCACCACCCATTTCCCTAACCAGCCCGGTGTTCGGTCCTTTTCTCAGTCGGCTCAAGTGGGTAGTCTCCACTTCGGGGTTCAAAGGAGGAATTAGTTGGATTAAATCCAAACGCCTCCTTTTCCTCAAGTGGCTGGCCCACCTGGCCGACGGGGAGGATGACCCTTCTCGTCGTAGGCAGGTTCGGAAGGTGTTCGGCGCGGCCTTTGTTGGACTAGTGCATAAGACAGAGAATAGGGCTCCTGCATCTATTCAGATGATCAGGGCCTCTCTGACTGTACTAAATGCCCTTAGGTCGTTCCGACTACCTCCTTCTCCTGACTACGAGTCCATCTCGGCCCCTTGCGGTGTTCAACCGTGGAGGGCCTCGCTGGACGCGAAAAGGGGTTTCTGGAAGTCGATTGGAGGCTCTCGCCTCCTTCGTGTTTCCAGGAACCTGGACCGGGTGTGGTGGACAAAGTTTCACTTTTCCGTGAGGAGTGGGCCTAATGGCCCCGCACTTCTGACGTCTCTCGAAGATTTCCTTGTCCTTCCAAAGGAGCTCCGGGAGGCTGTCGATGTGCTGGGTGGTCCCCTGTTTGCACAGGTGACCGGCCACCTCGATCGGATCGCCCCTCTCTTCCGTGACCTGTTTAAAGGTTACACGGATGACAAGGAAGATCTGGTCGTCGGGGCCGCTTACGGGGTCCCAGGAGGGGTCCCCGAGCCTACGGTTCGGGTACCCCCCCAAGGGGCCCGTAAGCGTCCCCAAAAGCGGCGAAAGGGGCCTCCCCCCCGTCCCTTTAGGGAGCGTGGGGAGAAGCTCCTCCGTCGCCTGGTGGCCCTTTCGGACTCCGAGGGGAAGACGCGCGTAGTTGCTATTCTGGACTATTTTAGCCAGACAGTACTCCGTCGCGCCGGCCTCTGGGCGTTCGAAATTCTTAAGCGCATTCCTCAGGATGTGACCTTTGCCCAAGGGTCCTTCGTTGAGAAGGTTCAGGGTTGGGGCTCTGGCGTGATCTATCACTCCATTGACCTGACCAGTGCAACCGATCGGTTTCCGATCTGGTTCATCACTGACCTTTTCCGCGTTGTCCTTGGTGACAGGTGGATCTCCTCCTGGGAGAAGGTGATGGTAGGTTACCCGTTCCGCTGCCCAGATGGTCAAGACCGGTCGTACCTAACGGGAAATCCGATGGGTGCGTACTCGTCTTGGCCTTTCTTTGCGGTGGCCCACCACTTCGTGGTGTACCTCGCCGCTAAAGAATCTGGGGTGGATTGGAAAACCTCCCGTTACGTCCTCCTAGGGGATGACATCCTCATCGGGGACCCCCAGCTTGCTAAGTCTTACCTTCTTCTCCTGGACCGTCTTGGTGTGGGGGTTGCTGAAGCGAAGACCTTCGTATCCAAAGGATTTTCGGAGTTCGCTAAGCGCCACCTTCTCCAAGGCGTTGAGGTGACCGGTTTCCCGGTCTCCTCTATCGTGGATGGCTACAAGAGTATTTCTCAGGTAGTATCTGCGATCCTTGGGGAGAAGAGGAAAGATCTTAATCCAGCTGGGGGGGTCCTTGGAGCCATCGAGGATCTGGATCGCACCTTTCTACCTGGCGAAAGACTCGCTACCTTTCGACAGCGTAGAAGAGGCTATGCGATCCAGGCTGAGGCTGTTCATAAGTTCCTGTCCTCTGGGAAAGGGGATGAGGATCTGCTTGGTGTTACTAAGCAGCTCCTCTACCCCTACCCGTGGGCTCGGGAACACCCTGAGCTATGGACCGATCCGGCGATTGCCAGACGTCTGTGGCTTCAGGCGTGTGAAACAGCCCTCTGCAAGTCCGCGGTCCTGTCGAATAAGAAGTCTCCCGTTTATGCAACGAAGATCATTGAGGCGACAATTGAGAGAGTCATTGAGTATGGGACTCTCAACAAACTGTCTGCCTCTTCCTTCGAGCGTAGGAGACTTCCTCGACTTGGACCGGATGGCCGTCCACTCCCCATGGTCACGGTAGAATTCACGGAGGGAAGTTATTGGGGGGATACCTGGTGTCTCCCTATCCTAGGGGCCCTCTCCCGCCTTTCTGCCACCACCCACGGGGCCGTCTCTGACGTGCTCCAGGGGTATAGGCTAGATAAGGAGGGAGGTTGGCCTCCTCTGATTAGGAGCATCGGGTATTCCCTTCCTGACTTCCTTGATTCCCGGGCGCCTGATAAGACGCTCCGGGTATCCGTCTCCTACCGCCTCGCCGAGCTAATTATTAGGGAGGCTAAGGTGGCGTGTTCGGGTCGTGACGTCACGGAGAATCTCCCAGTCCCACCTGGCACTGGCGTGAGGATCTTTCCTCTCGCCGGTAACCCGGTGTTCCTCGGACCCCTCCATGAAGTCCACCACAGGGAAGCTGATTGGGTTTGGGGAGTGCTTAAACCAGCTTATGGCACTCCTCGCCCAACCCCCCCCCCTGTTGGCGTCGACCCTGCAACCACCCCCTCCCAAAGTAAATTGGCCCGGGTTGTTCATGGGAAATGGTGCTGGGAGCTCCTCCCGGCCCGGTCCCTTAGGGACCGCGCCGGAAAGGGCCTCTCCAAGGGGAGTGCGCGGGGTAGCACCCGCGTCCCCGACCTCCAGGTGGCCCTTCACGAGTCCACTGTGAA